TGAGATTTATACTCATCTGTACTTATTCTTTTTAAATGTCGAGGTCTATGGACAGGCTCGCCACTTTTCAGTGGTTAGTCTTAAATTCTTCTGCGCGCTTCACGCACAAAATATAAACCATTACTCGACTAAGAGTAAGTTAAAGATGCGCGTGCTTCAAAAGCATGCGGAAAGGCCCTCACGGCCTACTACGCCCTCTGCGTAGATTTATGGTATAAATAAAGAATACCGATATGTCACTGGTGTATTTACGAACCAGATGAGATTAAAATCTTCACCTGTGGAACAATATTTGGACATGTAATATGTGTTCCTTACGTTTTGCTCACGATCAAATTCGACTGTAACATCGTGAAATTGTTGCTCATTGTGTAATGTGGTGTTTACCCCTGAAATCGCTCGGTTGGCTTCAAAGCGATTAGCGCTATAATATGGAAACTCAACTTCCGCTGTCGGATTGACGGCAATAGGAGTAACGTAAGCACCATTCATCAAAGATGGAGCAAAGTCGATTTTCTGGTCGATAAACGTACCTGCTCTTATGGAGTTTGCCGCGGCAGCAATTCGATCAGAACGCTGCACTGTTAGAACATGCAATATGTCGTCTTGACTTTCTTGCGACACATTAAATTTCCACCTCAGACCTCCTCTCCGCGCTGCATACGCGGGAGCAAGGTAATTCAGTAAAGTCAATTTGGTGTAGTTCAACGGACCTCTATCATCTGTAGCAGTACCATTTGGATCATAGCCACGGTAAGCAGGAAAATTCGGAAACGTGTTTGTGTCCAAATATCTGCCTAATTCGCTGTGTGGAATTGAATCTACCAATGAGTGTAGATTGTACCGTTTTAATAGGGAGCGCCATGTGGCATACGCTTCACCAAAATGGATAAGAGTGTTGCCAGGCAGTGACTTGATAGTACCGATGGATTCTGTCTGCATATCCTGGCCGCCCTGAGGCATTGCGCCAGCCATCTCATCTCCACCCTGTGACTCCGGGCGTGGTGTCAGGGGAAAATAGGATAGTGTGTTAATATGTTTGCCAGTCGGATTGGCAACCTCAAAGTCGTCACATGCCTTGATGTAAACATTAACTTCAGGATTGTTGATATCTTCGTCGGACGGTACAACAAGTTGGTTCATGACGTAAACGTAGAATACTCCGTTATCCGTCTTTTCGTTGATCTGAATCGGTGTGACCGCATTAGTGGTGTATGGTTCACCAAAAATGTATGGTTGGGTATCGAGATACGGCTTGTCCCGATTCCACCCAATATCAAATTCAATATTTCTCGACTCTGAAATATCAACGATACGTGTATATACAGTGTTAAAACTATCATGAACGTCCCCACCTTTAGGATCGTAAACAATACGCAATCTACCTTTGTGAAAGGCAGATGCTACAATTTGCAAGCGGAAACGCAGACCACCTCTCCAACTCTTAAATGGTTGTGCCATAAAGGAAGTGGGAGTGGTGTGTATCTCAGTATTACGCTCGGCGTACATAGTGGGATTAACTCGACACGAAAACAAAAGTGTGTCGGTGTCTTGCGTCTTCTTCCAATCAAAATGAGTGAAATACGATTCTCGATCCTTAAATGCCTGAAAAGACATATCGTCACCTCCGGCGTATCCTGTGACTGTGGGATCAATGGTTAATTCCTGTTTAGGATCGAAGGAAAGTTTATCCAAAGCTTCCGCAATCTCTGTATTTGCCATATTACCTAAATAAGTTGGACGATATTTCGTAATTGGGGATACGTTTTGAGGACGACTATATCCAAAAAGCGATGCTAGACGACCCGTTCCCTCAGCAGCTAAAGCGGTGGCTGTTGCATAAGGGCGAACTGTAGGTACTCTTTCTAGCTTCCGGGCAATACGCGCGAGCGCTGTAGCCGGTTTAGAAATAACACCCATACCATACTCATCGGATGCCTGGGATTCAAGAAAATCTGTAGGAGCTGCTAGCTCGACTTCAGTCATCCAGGCAAAAATTGTAATAGTAACAGAATCGAGACCACCATTCGCATGTCGAAGGCGATTCATGGAGGATAAAGTGAGTTCACCAAGAATTCCAGGATTGGAAAGAGTCGCCCAATTCCGAAACCAAAAGAATGGGAGAGCCATCTCTCCACCTATCGATTCAGTTGGATCCAGAAAAACGTGCGGGCGCTGGGAAAATTCGGCATTGTCATCAAGAACATTGGTGCCCGAAGCTCGGGTAATAGATACTTCGTCTGCACTTCCCATAGGGTTATACGATAGCAATGACCGTCCATAATAAAACGAATTGCCATTGATAATTGCTTTGACATGCATATTTCCACGGAAGTACGAAAAATTGCGCGTTCTCGCTGCGACTGCCGAGTCGTTCAAGAACAATTCCCAAGGATTTATAGTCTCACGCAAACTAGTATTTATTCTCCAATCGTAAGATCCGATACGTACTGGGCGCGACAAATAATCACCTAAATCGGTTGTGGTGACATCGATATCTTGGCGTTCGACATCTACCTTACCTTGTGTCCATGATACCGATTGATCAATATCATCAGTGAACTGGACAGTCTGGTGAAGGGAGTCAGTTGGTTGCACGTCAGAGGTCTCAGCGGAGTGGGACTCAAAGACGGCGTGGTTTACCTCCTGTTTAACCAGGGAGGTTCTGGGTTTTCTAAAATAAATCGTAACGCTTCTACTTTTACGTGGATTTCTAACACCGCGTCAGGTAATTAGAACCACGGAGAGCTTTCTAAATATAAATACAGGGTACACAAATAATATGAAAAA